TAATTATACTGCTAGTCCTTGGTCCTCTGATATTTTTAGGTTTTTTTGATGTCTAAAGGAGAAGAATGCAAATGTTAGATGTCTTATATATCCTTATAGGAACACAAGTGGTTATATTTCTTCTTTACTTTAATTGGCAGGTTGCAGCCGCAGCATGGCGATGGTTAGACCATCGCGTTTTTTTCAAGATACGTAGTATAAGGGTAATTAAAGTGACCGATAATAAAGGCAACAAATGGTTATTATCTAAGGACGCGTGGGGCAATGTCATCTCAATTCAGCGCCTTTCAGGAGAAGAATGATGACGACTATAAGCTTTGAGGTCGATATTGATTTGTTTGTTGCAACGCTGCACTCCTCACCTCGGCGCTCCTCGGCGCTATGCTCCGCTCTGCGTCGCAATACACCTCACCGCAATTCAACTCAACGATTTGTTTGTTACAACGCTCCTCAATGCAACTCGTCTGGCCTCGACGCGCCGCGGCTCATTGCCTCTCGCCTCAACTCAACTCAACGATTTGTTTGTTACATCGCAGCTTGGCGCAAGGCGTCGCAGCGCAACGCTATGCGTCGCAGCGCCCCTCAACTCAACGCAACGAACTGAAACTTTAACAAGGATAACCAATGTTCAAACGTTCGAAACAAACTTTGGAAATGTGTGACCTGTTCCGTAATGCAAACGGACACCTGAGTTACGCAACCATAGAGACGCACTTCGGAAAAACAGTTGATGAACTGCGTCCCACAATAATCGCCGCAAGGCGATACCTCGAAAGAGACGAAAGCACCGTCTTCGAATGCATCAGAGGCGAAGGATACAAACGCCTCGACGATAGCGAAAAAGTGGATAGCCTCAAAACATTCACAAGACGCATCAGACGTACCGCTAACAATGGGCAACTCCGCGCACATACCGTCGAAAAACGAGAACAACTCACCAATGACGATAGATTGCGGCTCACGATCCGTGAAACCGCCTTCTACGCCATTCAATCGCAACTCCATGTAATCAACGATAAGGATAGATAAATGATAGATGATAGAGTGTGCATGTTTTACGTCGCGGACCGCGTCGAAGATATCGCAAAAGCCGCCAACCCAACCAAAAAGGCACAAGACTTTTTGAAAGAACTAAACCATAATATCGGTGTGGATGCGCGTAGGAAGCGCAACAACCCTCCTCCGCCGCCACAGAATGAAATGCGGAAAAAGAGAGGAAGGCCAAAGAAAAATGGGTGACGAACAACTCTCAACATTCCAGTCAGCGCACCTGCGCTGGCTGAAACAACAAGTAAATAACCTACAAGACTTGCGATACACAAGCAAAGCACCTAATGACCTAGATCGACAACTGTTCGCCGCCCGCGAAGAACTCGACGACTACGTCAACCAATTGAGAGAGCATGGAATAAACATATGACACTCATCGAAACCATCATCAAAACACTCGAAAAAGAATACGATGACATCATCTGGGACTTCGGCGTCGATGACCCACGGCTCGCGGACCTCGGACGACAACTCATCCATTATAAAAAACTCAGCGCCGCTGGCGAACTTTACGAACCTGATTTTTAAAGTAATAAAACGCCTGACACCAAAGCCCGCAAATCGCGGGCTTTTTATTGTCTTGACTATTATCCCATATTGTCCCATACTAGGCCATCGTTATGAGGAGAACAATATGACTAGCGAATATAGAATAGCCCTCGAACACTGGGCCAAACAATTCCGCAACGGAAACCTGTCCGATAAGTTCGCAGACGAAATAGCTTACCTTCTCGAAGATAAAGCGCACGACCTCAAAATGGATGAAGAAAAAACATTCAATTGTTACGTCGCTTTCGCATTCGAAGTCGTCAGTAATAAAGAAAACGTAACAGCAACCATGCTTCGTGAGGCTTGCATCAACCGTATCAATGAAATCTGCGACGAAGAACTACTAGAAACCTGCGGCATCTACGATACAACGGAGACAAACCAATGAAAAAACGATACCGCGTCGAAGTCCGTCAAACCAACGTCTTCTACATCAAAGCAAAAAACGAAGACAAAGCACGGCAAATCGCTACCGAAGATTTCATCTGGGACGAAGATCAACGTCCACCAAACCATTACGGCGTAGACATCATTGTCGAGGAGGACGCGTAATGGAAATTTACGAAGGATATTTCAACTGTGAAATAAGCCGTACCGAGGATTGTGATCACGGCCCATGCACAGAGTACCTCGTGCCTGATTTGGGCATACGCTTCTACCTCTACGACAACGAAATCACGATGGTTTCATTCCACGAGGAAGAGGAGCGAACAACATGATGATCCATATCTCACGCGACGAAGCGCAAACACTGTTGAACGCGGTCCAAGCACAAATGTCCACGGCACACGGTCACCTGTCCGATTGTTATGTGGATGACGACATTCATTTTCATTGCGAAACTTTTATAAGGGCGCATGATTTAGAGCATAAAATAATGAGGTGGTTAGACAGTGATCAAAAAGAATGAAGACAAAATCATCTGCGCCGCAATCCTGATCATAGTTTTGGGGTGGATATTCGGGGTCAGCGTCGGAATACTGTGAACAAGGGGCGTAACTTTTGTTACGCCTTTTATATATATAGCCAGAAAAATAAAAAAAATAATTTTTGCGTTTAAGGGTGTTACAGGTGTTACGGTGTTACAAACATATTTAAGTGTATATAATAAAAGGGTTTTCTTGTAACTTTTTTGTGTAACACCTTCAATTCAAAAATGTTACATTTTATACCTTCCCATACACTCACATAAACACCCACACTAGATTTAGTGGTTTTTGTTTGTTAAGACACAATTATAGCAAAATAAAAGGTGTTACAAATGTCGAAAACGCCGCTAATTCCGAAGGGTTTGGTGTTACGCGCAAAGAAAAAACCCACTGGAAAACGTTGGACAAAGCAAAACCCTGACGAATTAAGAGGCCGCAAGCGGCTTCACGAAAACTCTCCCCTGACACGTATGCAAGAAAAGTTTGTTAAAGAATTGGTTTCAAATGACGGGACCATTACAATGTCTGAAGCAGCGGAACGCGCAGGGTACACAAAAAAATCAGCGCCTGTTCGTGCTTCTCAAATGACCAACCCGCATATCAGCCCGCACGTTTGTGCCGCTATTAAACGATATCGGGATGAATTAGACGCAAAGTTTGGCATCACATATCAAAGGCACATACGAGACTTGCAGCGTATTCGGGACCTTGCTTTGGAGAACGGGGCATATAGCGCCGCGGTTCAAGCAGAATATCGCCGCGGTCAGGCACAGGGCGACATTTATGTGAGCAAGTCGGAAATCCGACACGGCAGCATAGATAGTATGAGCAAAGAAGAAGTCCAAAAAGCTTTGGAAGAATTGAAGCGTACCTATGGCGCAATTGATATTACCCCAGACGAAGATGGAAGCGGGCTTGTACCAGCAATTGAAGGCAGCTTCGAAGAGGTCGAAGAGGAACTTAATTCTAACTAGAATTGAGAACTGGGCAAGCCAAGGTATTCCGGACCTTATGATTTGCGATGAACGCGGACAGTTTCATTTCGTCGAATTAAAGTTTTGTAGGGCAAACGCAGTAAACCTTAGCCCGCATCAAGTCGCTTGGCATATCCGTCATAAGCACAGTAGCACTTGGACGCTGGTTAAAAAGCAAAGCAAACCGGACGCGTCGCCATATTTGTTTTTGTACCATGCAAGCCAAGCGTTGGATTTAAAATCGGACGGCTTAAAAACCGAACCGCGATTAATGCATGAAAAGAAATTTTTGTGGGATGACATTTTCGGCTTGATATGTCCCACATGATCGCATATTGTCTTAGGTGCAGCAGTATAGGAGGCGCTATGTTTTTATTGAATTGGATTGGACGTTTAATTTATGGCGCGGATTTTGACGAATTGTCCCGACGCGCCAGCAAGCCAAAAAGGCGACGTAAACGATAAAAAAGGCCCCGCATTGACGCGGGGTTTTTTATTTGGTAGCATATGCGACATATCTTATATGAGGGTTAAACAATGCTAAAAACTGTAGAAACATCACGGGCAAAGAAAACCAAGGGAATAGCCGTTACATATCGGGCGGGCAAAAATGATATGTTTGGAACATGCCCCAGCACTTGCAAGCTTAACGATAGCGGCAAAGGTGCAAGCGAAATTGATCAAGAATATCTGGACGCCTTGCTACATGCCAAACCGTCGCGGGGTTTATCGTTTACTTATTCGCACTTTGACCCGCAATTTTGGGCGCAAAAAATGCGGGCGGTAAATAAAACCGTCATAAACTTTTCGACCGATACGCCCGAACATGCGGCGAAACATTGCCGCGCTGGCGTTCCGTCGGTCGTAGTAGTACCGGAAACTTTTTGGCACGGGCGAAAAACCGCCGCGCCACATGGCAAAACAATTGTGCGTTGCCCTGCAGAATATCAAAACCGTTCTTGTAATAGTTGCGGCAATGGTTTGCCCCTTTGCGCCCGCATGGACCGCGATTTTATTGTAGGATTTACTGCGCATGGTCCAAACAAGCGCAAGGCAGCGGATCAAAACGCGCAAGGCGGTTGCTATGGAGCGCAGGGAAATTGTCGCATTTGGTGGAATGAAACAAGCGAAACGGTGCAAGATGAAACGGACGCGGAAAAGTTAAAGCGCTTTGTTTCTGGTTTGCCGCCGCGGTCAATTATTCGCCATCATGTGGCGGGGGACATAGGCGAAAATTAAAGCTTGCATAATATGCGACAATATAGGACAATGGGGGCGGGCAATTCCGCCCTTTTTTATGAGGTTAAAATGATCAACTTGGAAAACCAAACCGGAACGCTTCAAAAGCTTTTGCAAACTGTGACAGAGCAGAACAATAGAAACGCGGACTTTTTATCGTCAACAATGGACTTGCAAAAAACAACGGACGCGGACGGAAACGCGAAAATCGTTATTGAAGCGCAAGGCGGGGAACCAACCCGCATCTTGAACATTAATTCACACGCGCAAGGGCAGATTGCCGCCGCCGCCGATATCGACACACGAACGGCCCGCCGCTTGCAAGAAAATTATCCTGTTGAATATGACGCCCTTATAAATGCCCGCTGGCAACGGGAACCGGTCAATCGCATGGTCCGGACCTTTTTGGACGGCGACGAAACGTCCGGAACGGCGCGGGCGTTTGTTTCTGACAAATTCAAAACTTTTGACAATGTGGACCTTTTGGAGGCGGCGTTGCCGCAATTGATTGAAAGCGATGCGCAATGGAAAATTGTCAATTCTACCGTTACAGAAAAGCGCTTATACATGCGGTTAAAAAGCGAAGTCCAAACCGGCGAAGCCGCGGTTGGGGATCATATGGCAAATGGAATTGGCTTTTCTAATTCCGAGGTCGGGGCCGGTTCCGTAAATGTTTATCAAGTATATTGGACGCTGGCTTGTCTTAACGGTATGCAAACCGAAAACAGAACGCGTTCAAGTCATATAACCAGCGCACGGGATACCGCCGATTATGGCCTTTTAAGCAATGAGGCAAAAGACGCGGACAATAAAGCGCTTGCGCTTAAATTGCGCGACTTGGCGGGGGCATATGCCAGCCGCGAAAGCTTTGACCAAATTCTGGATAAGATGCGGGCCGCGCATGGCGACGTTGTCGAGGGGGAATTTTCAGAAATTCCGGAGCGCGTCGGATCAATCTTGAAATTAACGAAAAAAGAAAATTCCGACGTTCTGAACGGTTTAATGCAAACATTGCGCCAAGATGGATATAACAACGCGGCGCAACCGATCACACGTGCAACGCTGGTCAATGCCTTGACGGCGGTTGGCAATAGTTGCGACGCGGACGAAGCGGACATGTGGCAACAGCGCGGGGGCAAGCTTTTAAATTTATCGGACCGCGAGTGGCAGCGCATCGCCGCCTAAAACTTTTTATTTTACATAAGCGCATATATGCGTTTATATGGGGGCGGGGCAATCCCGCCCCTTTTTCTATTTATGAGGTATACAATGCAAAACGCTCAAACTTTAAACCTGCAACCGCTCCGCTCTAATGATGAACTAGAGCGCGAAAACGCGCAATTGCGCGACAATGTTCAAATGCTAAAACAACGCCAAAAGGATTTTGGCGACGCATTTCTTGAGTTGGTCGGACCCCGTTTAGACGCGCATTTTGAAAATGCGCTTTCTGACTTCGACGTGATGCAGGAAGTGAATAACAATATCACCGACTTGGATACCAGCGGCCTAGATATTAATTTGTGGGATCACGAGGATGATATCCGCGACATTCTCAATTCGATCCTAAAAAACAGTTCTATCAAATTGGAGCTGTATTGATGAATATGGACCGAGAATATGGCACGTTTGCCGATACCGTGAACCGTGAACAATTTGGGGCGGTTTTACAAAAGTATTGCCAGAACAGCGACGGGGCGTCCGATTTGGCGGAAATGCTGGCCCGCGTTCAGCCCACAATTGGCATGGACGGCGCTATCGTCCTGCAGTGGCGCGGCATGTGGCTTTGCATCGAACGGGACGGATACACACATTCTTGACCGTTGTGGGACAATATGCGATGAAGGGGGCGGGGCAATCCCGCCCCTTTTCTTTATGAGGTGAACGAAATGACAAAATATGACGAAAACCAACTGATCCAATCAGTCCGCCGCCACGCGGTGGACAATTACGAAAACAACGGCTGGGACGTTTTAGTTGAATGTTGGGATGACGGGGACATTTTGGAAAGCATAAGCGATGCAAACGCCCAAACGCCGGACGCCGCGATTAAAGCTTGCCAGCGCTGGGTGGAACTTTACGATGAGCAGCGCCGCGCAATTAGAAATGAGGCGTTTTAATTTAAATTCGATCCAAATTGATAATTGGCCCGCCTTGAGCGGGCCTTTTTATTTGTGTTTAAGACTTGCGCCCGCCCTCCGCCCTCTTTGCGCCTTAAACCTACCGGCGGGATCCGTGGGCCGTGGGGCGGGGTTCGAACCGCCCAGTTCGCGGCCCGATCCGTTTGGCAGCGGGTTCGGTTCGCGCTGCAGTTTGGCGGGGATCCGCGGCCCACGCTGGGCGTTTCCCGATCCACCGGCAGACGTTCGCGGCCCGCGTTGGATGTCGCCGGATCCGCGTTTGCCGGGCTTTTTTAATCGCGCAGGGTCCCCCGGCTATCGGGTCAAATTGCGCAGTTTTTGCGCCAAAATCCGCGATTTTCGCGCCGCGGCCCCGTGGCGAGCCAGCGGGTGCATGGGCCATGTTTTTGACAAATAATCATGTAGAAAATAATATTGATTTGGGTTAATTTAGATAAAGTCGCATAGGGGCCCCGCATGAATGCAACCGTTGGTTCAATCGAAGATCGAATGCTAAAACTACAGTTGCGTTTGGCGCAGTTGGAGAAAAACGAATTAGCGCAAAATAATTTCCTACATTTTGTACATGCGATGTGGCCTGAGTTTATATCTGGTAGGCACCACAAAATCATCGCGGAAAAGCTTCAACGCGTCGCGAGCGGCGAGTTAAAACGCTTGATTATTAACATGGCCCCGCGGCACACGAAGAGTGAGTTTGCGTCTTTTTTGTTTCCTGCTTGGATGATGGGTCGCAATCCGGGGATGAAGATTATTCAGGCGACGCACACGACGGAGTTGGCTGTTAACTTTGGTCGTAAGACGAAGAATTTGATTGACAGTGATGAGTACAAGGCGGTGTTTCCGGAGGTTCGTTTGGCGGTGGACAGTAAGGCGTCTGGTCGTTGGGACACGAGTCGT